CATACCCGGCAATGGGGGCTGAAGTGCTACTTTCGGCATTCGTGCTATTATCAAAGTTCAGTTCTAATTTCATCGTTTGTGCTTTTAATTCCCCACTGCGGGTATGCTTTTCCGTTATAGGAAAGCGTAGTGACCGTAATTAGCCGACATTTTAAAGTCCCCATCTGTTTGAATTGGATTTAAGTACATTTCGTAGCAATGCAAAAAGAACGGAATATCGTTCACAAAATATGTTCGTTGCTTAATATCGGTTCTATCTTCACATCTGCAATTTGACTTAATAAAATTTTCAAGTTCAATTCTGTTTTCAAATTCAAAACCCTTTCTTTTAAGTCCTTCAATCAATAAATCTTCTAACTGCTTATTGAGTTGAGAAGAAAGCCTACCTATAACACTCGCCATAAGTAATGGCGGGTCTTGTGGCTCATAATCAAGGTTTCTGCGTTCTATGTTCATTTGTGTTAAATTTAAAGTGAGTAGTTCCAAATCCGCCACTACTCATAGCGGAAAACCGTTTTTGTGCCATTGGCGTTTTCTTTCAACTTATCGTTTTCCATGTTGTTTGTTATTGTTGGGATTGTGGAACAGGCGATACCGTTACGCTGTAATTATTTGGTAGGTATTGGTGAATGTGCTTGCCACAAAAATGTGAATAATCTTCAACATTGTCAGAATAGTGAATACTATGAGTAGCTTTTGATTTGCAGTTTAAGTGACAACACTGTTCTTTTGTTTTTTTCTTTGTCGTATCCATATTTGTTATTGTTTGTTTAAAATGTAGTATTCGGGCAACTTACCACCATGTTATGTGCAATTTTCTTTTAGTTTAACTTTTGCAACAATGCTATCCGGCCACGGTTTGCCTTTTGAAAAATCGTTATAAGTCTTCAATGGTGGTTCGCACATATCCGCAATATCTATGTCAAGCGTTGTCGAGTTTCAAACCCAGGGCATCGGCTGCGGCTCTCAACTGATCGAGAGTGAAGTTGCGTGCGCCAATAAGGCTGAAGGTCCTGTATAGCAAATTCTTCAATTCTGCCAATTCCCTTTTGTCGAGAATTTCCTGCTTGCTGCGGTAAAGCTGAATGTCAAATTGGCTGTATGACTTATTGCTGTATTTTAAAGTTTTCTTGTCAAATGGCCATCTATCGCCGAGGTTGCTTGTGTAAAAATACTTTTTACCAACCTTAGAAACGGTCAATTCGTATATTTGCGTATCAATATTGCGTTGTACCTTTTCATAGTACAAGACTTTACCAACGTGAATTTCGGGTGCTTTGGTTTCTTGTTGCATATTGGTTCGTTTTGCCGGATTCTGAAATATGGTCAGTCCATTTCGTGCATTGATGTATCCGGCTGATCTACCGCCAAAATCGCCCTCAGCCTTTCGGCCAAGGATTCGGCTACAATAGAGGCCGGCTCATTGTCTTTGCTTTGGTAGTTACTTATGAGGGATTCTACCTCATTGAGCAGCATTTCTATTTCGTGTTTCATAGCTTTTCAGGTGCATAGTTTTTGAGATACGCCTCGCACTTTTTGAGCAGGTTGTAACGAGGCATTCCGAGCTGGTCATTCGGAATGGACTTCAGCAGTTCGTAAAGCAAAACCACTTCCTCCAAACCGATTCTCATTTGCGGCGGTGTAAAATCCGGCTGAGTATGAATTTCTTTTGGCATTACCTGATTGATTTGCGGTATTCCTGGATGCTGGTTACGGAAACTTTGATCCGGCCCGGCTGAGATTTGAGCTTGGCTAATGTGTCCTTGGACATCACGATAAAGGACGGTTCCTCGATTCCCTCAAAGTTGAACTCGATAACCGCACTATTCTTGTCCGTCCTCAACGAAAAGCCCTCGGTAAGCTGAACGAGTGCATTGCTGGGCATATAGAACGACCTTCCAAGCTTGGTTGCTTTCGTATTCCGTGTATTAACCTTGCTCATTTTTATACATCTATGCCACAAATATATACGAATATAAACGAATAGCGCAAGTATAAACGTAAAAAAGTTATGCCGAAATTGAAATTCGCCCTGAATTGGGTGCGATTCAATACATCAAATCACAACTTTCCCGCTGGATAACCCCCGTACAGGGCGGCGGCATGGACGGCAAGAGCTGGTTTTATATGCTCAACCGTGCCGGAGCCGGAATCCCTATTGAGGAAATCGAGAAACTTGTTTTGGAGGGTTATGCAAAAAACCCCCACGTCTATGCCGTTGTGTCAGCAATTACCCGGCCAACACTCAGCATTCCATGGTATGTGTACGAGGAAAAAGACCCCAAGGCATACGCCCGTTCTGAGGCCGCTATGAAGGCTGGCCGGCTGGAAGAAGCCGTGTTTCTCAGGCATAAGGCCGTTGACTACTATCAGGGCAGCGACCTCGACATCACCCGCCTGTTGCGCAAGCCGAATGAACTTCAGAGCTTCAATGAGTTCGTCGAGCATTGGCTGAGCTATCGCCTGTTGGCCGGCGAAACCGGAATCTACAAGTTCAAGAATAGCCTGTCAAACGGCGTTCGTGAATTGTGGAACCTGCCAATGTATGCCATGGATCATGAATCCGACGGCACATGGTACGGCAAGCCGAAGCAATGGATTCTCGAACTCCGTGACGGCAAAATCAAATTCAATCCGGATGACGTAATCCACACCAAAATGTTCAATCCCATCCTTGATCCGAAGGGGTTGTCCGTTCGTGGAATGTCGCCGCTTGTTTCCCTGGCCACCGTAATACCGGCATCGAATAAAGGATTCACCAGCCAACTGAGGCTTGTTGAGAACGGCGGACCGGCCGGCATCCTGAGTAATGGTTCAAACGAACTCATGCTTCAGAACCAAAAGGAGGATGCTGAAAAAATGTTCAACAAGAACTACGCCGGCGAGGAAAACCGTGGTAAAGTATATCTGACCACGGCCAACCTCAAGTGGATTCAGCTCGGATTGACTGCAAGGGATTTGGCGTTGCTCGAAGGCCGGTCTGCTGACCTCGCTGACGTATGCAATGTGTATGGTGTACCCAAGGAGATAATGTCGGATCAATCCGGCTCATCCTTTAACAACAAAAAAGAGGCCGAAAAGAAACTTTGGAACGATGCAATCCTTCCCCACCTGGACGTACTCCGTGACGTACTCAATGCCGCTTTGGCACCGAGCAATACCCGTGGCCGGAGAATTTTTATTGACTACGACCACCATGCCGTTCCCGCACTCCAGCAGGACATGGAGAAACTTTCCAAGCGTGTCATGGAGGCATTGGAGCATCACCTGATTACCCCAAGGATGGCCAACGAAATCCTGGGCTACGACAACAACGACAGCAATCACAACCTTGACAGGTACCAACTGACCACCCAGGTAAGGTATGGCGACGAAGAACTCCCCGGACAAACCGGAGTGTCAAACAATAACGACAACAACGATGAACCAGCCGGACAAAACTGAAATCGAGGCCAAGAAAAAGGCCAAAGAAAAGGCCGTAAAGGACGGCCAAATCATAACCAAATGAGAATCGAAATCCCCGATTTTGAGAGCAAGAGCGAACTCTTTGCATGGCTCAGAAAGAATCACGACAGCCTGATCGCCAAGAAAAAGGCGTTTGAGGTGCATGGTGAGATTTACAAAGCATCCGGCCTGGGTGCTGTAAAATCCATTTCGCCCGCCGTTGTGGTGGATGAAACCATGGCTGAAGATACCCTTCAGGTGAAGGCCGTCATAAATACCACCCTTGTCATGGACAGCCATTCGGATGTTCACGATAATGGCCTGTGGAAGAAGAGCCTCAAGGAGAATGATGCTTTTTACCACCTTCAGGAGCATAAGCAAAGTTTCAGCCATGTTCTCAGCGACAACTCCAAGGCATACGTTCAATCTATGCGCTGGAAGGACCTGGGCGTTGAGGCTGAAGGCGAAACCGAGGCATTGGTGTTTGAAAGCCGGCTGAATAAAGCGGACAACCCCCAAATGTTCGATGCCTACAAGAAGGGCAAGGTTCGCAATCATTCCGTGGGAATGCGCTACGTCAAAATGCTGTTTGCGATGAATAGCGATGACCCGCAGGATTCTCAGTACAAGGAGAATTTTGACAACTACATCGGCAAAATTGCCAACCGGGATGCAGCTGAAAAGCAGGGCTACTTTTGGGTTGTCAAGGAAGCCAAACTCATTGAGGGTTCAGCCGTGGTATTCGGCTCGAACTCCGTAACTCCCACCCTGCAAATAACCACTCGAAAAGCGGAGCCGGTCGAGGCCACTCCGAAGGATGAGCCGGATTTGACCAACATAATCAAGGACATCAAAAACATCAAGTTCAAATGAATCCCGAAGAACTGAAAACCGAATTGGCGAGGATCGCCAAGGAGGCTGAAGAAATCAAATCTGCGCTTCAGAACACACCCAAAGCAGAGGACATCGAAACCCTGAAAACAAAGCTGGCCGAAGCCGAAAAGCAAATGGCCACTTACCAGGAAAGCATCAACAAGCTGGCCGACACCGTGGCAAAATCGGGTCAGAAGGTCGAATCTGCTCCCCGCAGCCTGGCAAAAGCCCTGGAAGAAGCCTTTGCGGCTCAGAAGGAAACCATTGATGCCATCGTGAAAAACGGCGGCAAGCAGACCGACAGCCTGTATTTCGAGGTGAAAACCGTAATTGACATGGGCGTTGCCAACACCATCGGTTCCGGCAGCACTCAGGTTACAATCACTCAGAACACCGGCATCGTAAGCACTATTCGCAGCCGTGAATTGACTTACGCAAGCCGTGTAAGCACCGGCCGCATCAGCGGAAACCGTGCGCTGTGGGTTGAAGAAACCGACGAACAGGGTACTCCCATTTTCATCGGTGAAGGTGCAGCCAAGACCCAACTGAGCGTTAAGTACGTTGAGCAGACCGAATCCGTGAAGAAAATTGCGGTTTACGGCAAGGTGACTACTGAAATGCTGGCCGACCTGCCTCAGCTCATCAGCTACATTCAGAACAACCTCATGCGCCGCCTGGACCTGAAGGTTGAGGACAAACTGATTGCAGCCACCGGAGCCGGCGATGACCCGAAAGGCATCAAGCACTACGCCACCGCATTCAGCGCACCCGCAAGCCTGGCAGCATCCATTGTTGATGCAAACGAGCTGGACGTAATCGAAGCCATTGCGCTTCAGGTAAAACAGGCCCATGGCAATCCCACCACCCTGTTCATCCACCCCGGCACCATGGCCAAAATCAAACTGATTAAGGACACCGCTGGCCGCCCGGTATGGAAGGACTATGTGACCCCTGAGGGTGGAATGCGTATTTCAGGTATGGACATCGTTGAAACCACCGCAATCACCGCAGGTGAATTTGTGGGCGGCGACACCAGCGTTGTGAACCTCCTGTACCGTGACGAACTCGGCATTACAATCGGCCTGGACGGAAATGACTTTACCAACAACAAGAAAACCATGCTGATCGAAAAGCGCATGGTGCAGTTCGTGTCTGCAAACGACACCCCTGTAATCGTTGACGGTGAATTTGCCGCAGCCATTACCGCCCTGGACAAACCCTAATCTGAAAGGAGAAAAACAGAAATGAAAAAAC